TTGTAAACCCCTAAAATGCATTTATTTGCATTTTTTTTTCAAATTAATTGTAACCTAATCGAGCTACGTTTGCTAATTCATCATTAAGCATTTCAGCTTCTCTGGCTTTCCAAGCTTGCTCAAAACCTACTAATCCATATTCAGAGCGTTCACAGTTACCCCAGAGTCTTTTCACATATGAGTTGTAAGTGGCTTCAGTATCTTTGTCTGAAGTGTTTGGATGTAGTAAATGACCTTTTACTAACCAGTTCAAACGGTTGGCTTCTTTACGTACAAATGGACTGCACATGGTGGGACCTCCTTGCTATAATAATGTAACTTTATTTATTGCAAAAAGGTAAAATTGTTACCGTTAACACTAAAATTTATTTTCTTCTTCGTCTTTTGTTTTGTATTGCCATTCGTCAGTATGACCAACAGACCATTTAGGTTCCGTTTCAACCGCGTAATTCTGTGTACAAACTTTAAAGTCTGGTCTTTCTAATTTATCAGGTGTTAAGGAGCTATCTCTCCAGAGAACCCGGTTATTAGGCTGAGCAGCGAATTGACCGTTGTCAAGCCTAATGACATTGAACGATTTATGCTCGGGATCGTGTTCACTGAAGTTGGTGTCAAGGACGGAATGATCGCGGTGACAATTATCAATTGTGAATTCGTATTCACCGGCGTGCATACGTCTGTCTTTCCCAAAGAATTCGCATCTTGACAAGATTGGCTTTTGGACCACAGTGATGTCGTAGTCGAAGCAATCCCAGAGCTGGAGAACATCAAGAGGCAAAAGCTCGCCATGATCAGTCTTCCAAACAAACGCGGAAATAGGAAGCTTGTCATATAGTGCTCCGTAATCTGTAAGTAGCGTTTCAAAGTATAATGCCTTGTATTGAATTGACTTAACAGATATCCAAATTCCAGGTGTAAATTCACCATGACCTTTTTCCAAATCATAAAGATATTCTTTTCTAACATAAACATTAATTGGAGGTAATGGGTGCACTAAAAATGACAAAGTAAATCCTTCTCTATTTATTAGAATCCTCTGAGCTTTTTCCTAAGGTTGTCAAGCTCGTTTTCTTTTTCTGGTGTTCTATCCACACTCGGTTTCTTTTGTTCTCGGGATCCTTGAACGTCCAGCCGGTGTGTGGAATAAAATGTATTCCTGATTTTTTCAATTCTTCGACGGATGTCTCGAATGTGTGTAAGTGCTCTATCATGCTTGTCCATCTTTCTTATCAATCGGCGAGTGGATTATCTAATGCCTCTTGTAATTTTTCCATCAGATCTTTTTCAAGTGCTTTCATATCAGCAGTTAAATCTTTATCTGTTTGACGAACACCAGCTTCTACTTCACGAATAGATTGTGTAATATCTTTTTGAAGCTGGTTCATTTCACTTCTAATACCATCAAGAGTTTCTTCAATTGATCGTTGAGTTTCTTTAATTCTGGCTTCTGATTCTTCTAAATTAGTGGAGATACGATCTCTCATATTAGCCATAGTGTTTTGGTTATCTGAAAGAGTGATTCTTAATCTCTCTTCAAAAGCATCAAGCTTAGCATATACGTCGTTACGTAAACTACGGACAGTTTCTTCAGCTCTATTGACTTGATCTTCTAGTACTTGCACGGTGTTTTCTGCTCTAGTAACATCACTTGCTAAGTCTTGTCTAATTTCTACTGTATATGCAATTGCATCATCTAGCTTTTGTAGTTGAAGTTCATTAGCGGCTTGAATTTCTTGGATGTCAATGTTTTGGATAATTTCTTTCATATCCATATAGTCTTTATAAAATTCAAAGCCACCCCATGCAGCACCACCTAATGTGGATAATGCTGTCAGTACAGCAAACATCTTGCCGCCTTTAAATGTCATACCGCCAAATTCTACTTCAGCCATTTTAGTATCTCCATTCGATTCCTATTACTGCACCAATATTTCGTCGTGTTCCATCATCACTTTTAATTTCTTCAATTGCAGGTAAGACAAAAAATTGGTTGTAACTAAATTTAACCATTGGTTTTACATCGGCGTCTGAATAGCCTGTAACTAACCCAACGTCTATGTACTTAGTATCTGATATATCAAAGGTGTATGCAACGTAAGTGCTTATTTCGCTTTCACTATTATAGTAAGCTCCTGCTGTCCACTTATATTGATCATCTAGATATGCTCCAACATGAGGATGAATACCATTGTATTCTTTTTCTAATCCTAAGTGGGCACTTAATAATAATCCATAAAAAATATCCATAATCAATCCTCAAATTTTAACTCTCTAAGTTGACGTAGTTCTGCTTCTAGTCTTTGAACTTCAAGTTGTTTTGCTCTCAGTTCAAGTTCATATAATCTATTACAATCAATTCTATTTTTAACTCTTTTACCAAGAGGAATAGTGATTCGGGCGTACACACCGACATCACCAGTTCGGTTCTCGTTAAAGTAATTATTCATTGAGTCATAGCCACCGTTTGCGATAATACCAGTTACGCCTAATTCTAAGTTTGTCGCAGACCCAATAGCATTGGCACAATCCAAGTCTCCTGCTCTAAATTTATCTGATTGATAACTGCCCGGAGCTCCGGGCAAAGAAAGGTTTAATGAATCTGCCCATGATGATGAGGCATAAATTAATACACATATTAAAAGTGCTAGACCATACATAAATCTCATAAGTCATCTCTCAATCTTCGAACATATCATTGACTTAACGCCAGTGGATTTCACGTCCGATTTCAGCTGTTTAGAAGATGTACATACAAACTCGATATTTTTAACATCTTCTTTTTTTACATAAATGTCAATTTTACTTCTACTCAAATGCGAGAGCTTAATAATTCTACTCTTTGTCGCAAATGGAACTCCATTCCACATCTCATCCACTACAGATATTTCATAATATTCGACATCATTTCTTCTATTCCACATTTCAATTGTGGTGACTTCCACGCCTTCAATATAAGAAGGCTTAAATTTTAAATATGTCGGTGTCATTTCATGAGCTGTGGCACTACTAGCAAATAATGCCACAGCGAAAATAATATGTTTCATAACAATCTTTACCTTTAGTTAGCTATGCACAATGCTGTTACTGCTGCTTTATATTCACCACCTGGTAAAGATTTGTCTACACCGTATGTTACACCTGACGTAACTTTAAACCATGTAGAACCTGCGGCAGTTAAGTCATATTCAGTGACGTTATCATATGTCACTTTGTTTGTTTCATAATCTGCCATGCCTGTTGCATCAGACATTGTTGCAACTTCAACTTGGCCAGTCCATGTTAGTGAATCTGTGAGTGATGGACTAGTTGTAAATTCAATTGGATAAGCAATTTTAGCAGTGTAGTAATTTGCGATTGAAACATCATAACGCAAAACTGGCATAACACCACCATCTGCCGGTAAAGTGCTGAGTTCATCTGGATTAGGGTTACCATAGACACCTGCAACGTCAGTGTAAATAGAACACTTAGATGAAACGTTACCCGTGATTGGCGTCTCTGCTGCTAAACTAGAGCTTGCGATCGCTACAGTACCCAAAACAATTATCGATCTTAACATTTATATCTCCTATTGATCGTATTGCGAGCGGACCATGTTTTTATGTGTCTGATCTGATGCAAGATTTCTCAACGCTCTTGAGTTATCCGGAAGTGTTGCATCTTGAAGTACTATTGTATCTTCATAAACACCGCCGTTTATTTGAACCATATAATAAGGTTCAATCTTTGGAAGTTGAGCTAATTCAGCTAGAATATCTTCTTGATTTCCGGCTAACTGCTCAACAGTATTTTCTCCACCCATTTCTTTTTCAAAATTAGATAGTTTTTCTTCAGGTTCTTTAACCTCTTGTTCTTCTTGTTCTTCGGCTTCTCTTTCCAATTGAGCTTGTATCCATTCATCATAGAATGGATCGCCTGGTTGCATTTCATTAATAGACTTTAATAAATCTGCTAATGCTGCAGCAAAACCAGGACAGGCTGGATCAGCTAAAGGTGTAACTGTACATTTCATAAGTTCTTCATCAACATCCATTTTATAATTGTAAGTTACAATAGCATTTTCAATTGAGCCTTCGCCATCTACTGAAATAGATCCATCGCCCCACCGTGCTGCATCGCTATATGCGAACCGAAAGTATCTTTGAATTGTACCACCTGAAGTTCCTGACCAATCATCAGACTCTTCAAAAATGTATCCACCGTCAACATCTTCGTTGCGAACCCACACAACTGCATCTGTCTCTGGATCTTTTACCATTGTATAGCGATAAGCTAGACCTTGAACCTGAACTGATACCCAAGGTTGAGTATAGTCAGGTAGAATACTACCCATACCCCAAGTCAGTCCTGACCCAGCTGCATTTCCTGTTACACCATAAGTGGTATCAGAGAAGCAATAAGAGGAGGAGGCCGCTAACAGCACCGAGGCCCATAACAGTCGATTTTTCATCGTCATCCATATTGGCTAGAGGGTTACGTGATTTTTCTTTTTCGGTTGGCATATCTTGCTCGTTTGCAAGCCAAGCTGCTTTTGCGGCATCACCAATTAATCCATCTTTTGGACAGGGTGTACCGGCATTCATCATAGCAGTGAACACATCTGGATCTTGACACATTGTAGATACTGCTGCAACTTTCATGCCCATATCATAAAGAACTTTTGCGTTCTTTAGACGTAAACAGTTTTCTTCAGTAAATACTGTGCCAGCAGATATGCCGAGAATTTGTGTTTGAACAGCCCCTGCTACACCAATTGTACACAAATCTGAGTTAGCAGAATTGATTGATGGACTAATTGCTGATGGGGGAGGAGAGTATACTCTAGTTGTAGAGTCTGAGGTCACATTACTCTCATTATAATTTTCAGTGACAATAGGATCTGTGGCATCTTGTGCATATGCAACACTAGAAGCCAGCAGAACTGCTGCCATTAGCATTAATTTTTTGAACATATTATACTCCGTATTATGTTAGCAATAGTATAATAATAACGAAGTAATCATTCAGTCAGTTAATGGTTTTTCAACAGTACTATTTATACACATAGCACTTTAAGCATAAAAAAAGGAGACCGAAGCCTCCCTTTACAATTTAGATAATGATAGGATCTGGTCCAGTCATTAGAATGCGAAAGCTACCCCAACGTTTGGAGCGAAATCTTCTGCATCGATGTTGTAGTTAGCACCTGCAGTAACTTTTGCAGCACCAATGTTATAAGAATATTCACCACCAATGTTTTGCATTGCATCTGTATCATCACCGTTTAGGTAACCAGTTACGCCAAATGCATCAGCAACAAGTTCATAGCCGATGTTTTCCGCATCGAAGTCATAAGTCATAGCGCCGCCGACAGTTGCAAGACCTACTACATCAAAGCCACCAACTTCTGCACCAATCATTGTGTTTTCAGTGTTGAAGTTATAATCAGCTGCTGCAGTAACTGCCATACCTGCTACACCAAGAGTATATGAACCCTGAATGTTGCTTACGTCTGTGATGTCTGCTGTCCAGTCAGTAAAGCCAAGAGCAACTGCTGCAGGACCATACCCAACTTGTACTGATTCAGTCATAGCTGGAGCTGCTAGAGTTTGCTCACCTTCAGCGCCAACAAATACACCATTGTCATTACCAATAGCAACACCAAGACCTGGCGCTAGATCAGTACCTACTGTCCATGTGTCTAGTGTAAGTGCTCCACCAGATTTTGCAGCAAAACCAAGATCAACGTTGCCAAGACCAGCAGCATTAACGTCTACTTCTACACCCATTGATCCACCCCAATCGCCTGCAGCGGTTTCAGCAAAATCCAATGAAACTTCGCCTGATAATGTTGGCCCAGCTGGAGCCGCCTCTTGAGCAAATGCTACACCGGCGAAAGATGAAGCGATTGCTGTCGTAATGAATAGATTGCGCATCTATAAAAATCCTTTTGAAATGTTATAACATGATTTAAGTACCACTTTTCTGTTGCTAGGTAAGTGGCCAACCCCCTGTGTTTATGCTGCTAGAGCAAAACCAGATGGTGCAAAGTTATCGTTTGCAGTTGTGTTTTGTAAACTTGCCTACCTGTCGAAACCTATTTCGCCCCCATCATAAACACACGACTTGTTACCTCTCGGCTCTTGTCCTATGCACAGGAAAGCAGGTGCATCTACTCTCATGTGTTTATGGTGGAGGCGTCCGGTACCGCCCCGGAGTCCAAATAAACTTTATAACGTTTACGAGTCTATTTAACCACATTTACGTAAGAATGTAAATAGGTTAAACTGTTTTTATTTTGTTGTGATATTTTTGTTACAGCTCGTTATCATGTACATGTAGCTGGATCAAAGCGTAATGTAAAACTTTCATTAAGTCTTTACGAGCATCAGCATGAGAACCTTTTTTACCATAACGTTGAGCATACTTCAATACATTACCAATACAGAAGCCAGTACCATGACCTCCGTCAATAATGAACTCTGTAGCTTGGAATTTATCTTTTGCATAGTGCTGTCCATATGTAGAGTCAATATATGATTTAAACTCTGCAATAAGTTCGCCTTCATTGAATTTATATTCAGGACTATCCACTAGAAATTCTCCGCTATTAACATCAACCGTAAATGTATTTTCTGTTAGCTTTACACGTGTTGATGGATCAGCACCAAAGTCTCGAACGTATACTGTGCTACCGCCGTCTGGACTTTCGTAAATTTTTTCTTTTGCCATAACCTAGTTCCTTCATTATATCCATACGTTGCTCATCTGAATACTTAGACCAATCTCTAATTTGTTCTAAAGTTCTATTGCAACCTTTACACTTATTTGTTTCTTTATCAACTACACATAACTGAACACACGGTGATATGTACATCAGTCCCAGCTACCATCCCATGTGTAGAATATGTGGACACCAATTACTTTGCTAACCTCCATATGTGCTGTCCATGGAGGATTCACATAGTTAGCATGATAGAAAGTAGCGCCTTGTGATGGGTCAACGGTGTTACCAATCATAACATCTCGAGCAATAACTTTCGCTTGATCCCAAAGCTTTTGATTTTTTGGTTCTTGATCTTTTATCAAGAACGTCCAGCTAAATTGCTTAGGTTGATAAACAACTTCGCAAATTGTAGATGGCCAATTATCATGTGCAACTCTGTTTAAAGTAACATGAGCAACAGCGATTTGACCTTCAATAACCTCTCCACGAGATTCATGATAAATGTTTTTAGCTAGACATTCTTGTTGAATAGGGTCAACACTCGGTGCACCTAACATACCTATAGTTACTGCTGCGCCTAATACAGACATGGTAATGATTCCGCTCGCTATGTTGACTATTCTTTTCATAGTATTTATACTACCACAAGTCTAATAGTTTGTAAACCATTTTATGCAATATTTTCTAATTTTTTTATACCTGTGCACCAATTTTCTGCGGCATCATTTACATAGTGAATTGATTTGCCTGGAAAGTCTTCAGTAAAGAACATCCTACCATTGTTGTCAAAATATTTAATGTAAGCCATTTCATCTTTGAAATTCATATGGACTTCACAATATCCTTTATCAATTTCAGAATAATATGTACTTAACTTTCTTCCCATCTACGCCTCCTTTGCAAACTCTAAAGCTTTTGGATAGATTTGACCAATAGCCTCTGCTACCGCGATGGCCAATTCCATATGTTCTTTTTGTGTCCCATTTGCAGAACGTAACTCGATGTAATGAATCCAACTACGAATGGTACCATTAACATAGAGCCTAGAAACTGTGTTGCCTTCTGGCAAGATTGCTCGTGCCTGTTCTTTTGCGATTCCTCGTTCGATTGCTTCATTATAGATCCTCTTTACTTGATCGATTACTAGACTTTGTTGTGCATTCCACCATGAGATAAGTTCATCATCGTCATGCTCAATACTATTTTGACGATTCTTTTCGTCTTGTAGTCGAGCTTCTCTTAAAACAAAATCATCACTAAGATCATTGATGTTAGCATACCGCTGAGAAAACTCTTGAAATGAAAACGAACGGTGTCTGAGGAGTTGTCTTGCGATGTCTCTGGTTGTAGTGATTTCAATGCATGCGCTTGCCATTTCGAATGGGGACCAGTGTTTGTGCTTGATGAGGTAGTCAAGTAGCTTTGTCGTTGTTCTGGTGTTAGCTTGGTTCGATGGATTGGAGACACGGGCGCAATACGCGATGAGATCTTGGATGTTGTCGAGTCCATTTACTAATTCTCCTGTATGAAGTCGGCCAGATGGTTGGCTATGAGAAAGAAGGCGTGCTTTCATCATTATTTTCCTTGTCCACGATATTTTTTAAATCCACGCTTTTTATGTTTATTCATACTTGATTTTTTAATGTTGCGTTGACCGATTGATGTTTTTTTGTAGTTTCTATTCATAGTTTAAATCCTTCAAATTTATTTCCAATATCTGTTTTATCGAACGTAGGTGTATCATCAATTAATGTTTGTTCATTCTCATGTACATCAAACAATTTCATTTTAGATCGATCAACACCAATCACAAACCGCTTTTTAAATGTTGGATCATTATATCTGTTTTTCAATTGTTTAACTGCTAGTTGGCCCATACCTTCGAGTTCTTCGGTTGATATAAGAGCAAACATAAGATCTGCAGTGGCAGGCAAACCAAACGATTCTGATGTATCTTCAAGCCCAACATCTGAGTTGCCATAACCAGATCGTGTTGTTTGAGTAGCTGATACAATAGGTACATCAAACTCAACAGCAAGACCACGCAGTTCTTCAGCGATTGCTTTAATATAATTATACGAATTAATCGATCCGCCCATACCTTTCATACGGCTAGATGCACAAATATTTAGATAATCAATGTATATAATATCTGGTTCAAATGATCGCTTAAGCTTCAGTTCATTGAGCAGCGACCTGAAGTGTGCTGCGTTGGCTTGACCAGTTGGATATTCCTTAATGATAAGTTTACCATTTGTACGTTTTGACAATCGATGAACACGATCTGCAAACATATCTTTACTTAGGTTTGCGATTTGATCGATTGGTAAGTCAAGTAAGTTAGCATCAATACGTTCAGCAATACGTTCTTCAGCCATTTCCATTGTAAGATACAAAACGTTCTTACCATCTGCTAGATTTGAAGCAGCACAATGGCACATAAACAAAGATTTACCAACACCAGTACCAGCAAGACATATATTAAGAGTTTTATTCGGTAGACCACCTTTCGTAATTTTGTTAAAGTAGTCAAGATCAAAAGGAAGTCTTTCTTCGTCGCGGTGGTAGAATTCGTATCGTTCTTCAAAGTTTTCAATATAGTCGTGACCAATGTTTGTGTCGAACGAGACTCCGAGCGCTTTCGTAAGTATATCCGGTAAGGCATTTTTTGTTAAGCTCTGGTGCTTGCCGTCAATGATCGTAATTGATTCCATCACAGCATTATACAGTGCGCGATCTTGACACCACTTTTCTGTAGTATCATACAACCATTGTTGGTCTACCATTTCACCATCAAACAATTGAGGAATAATCTCAACAGCATGACGATATTGCTCTTCATTAAATGAATCGCTCTGGTCTAGTTCAATTTTAAATGATTCAGATGTAGGAAGTTTATTGTACTTGCCTACAAACTTGCCAACTTCTTTAAACAGTTGGCGGTAAGTTCCTTCAAAGTAGTCTGGCCGAATAAACGGCAAGACTTTTCGCATGAAATCTTCGTTTGTAATGATATTTTTAATTATCGTTTGTTCGATATTAGTTGCCATTTACTTCTTTTGTTACCAATTCGTCGTTACTGATTGCGTTTTCTATAATTGCTAATAATATATCACCAGCGTACTTTTGTAAACTAATATCTTCAACAACAAGAGATTCATCTGGTGTAGAAACAATATCAAAGTTAAAGCTCATTGCTACACCATCGTCATTTACGTCTTCATCATTAAATCTTATAGCACCAAATTGAACTACAGTTTCAGTATAGTCACCAGTTAAAAATCTAACAGACCATGCATCTTCTGAAATTTCTGAAGGTACAAGCTCATAATCAACATTTTCTTTAAGCATCTTCAATTACAATCTCATCCATTGATACTTGTTCTTTGTGGCCAATCGAATATTGTTTTTTCACAAATTCTTTAAAGTCAGTTTCAGCAAAGATCGGATCCCAGAATTCTTTTTCTAAAGTTTGATCATGCCTAACTTTGCCACCAATCTCACCTGTCTCCATATCAACCGTTGCATACCAGCCATTGGAAGGCTTAACAACGTACCCACCAGCAAGAGCCACGTCAAGCAGGCCAGAATAACTGCGAACACCACCGTCCCAGGAAACAGTA